TCCATCTGCTATCATAAAATAATCAAGAATAATGTTATCTTCATCATTACTATAATAGTCTTCTCTTATATCTTCCTTTAAAGAAAGATTTATGCACTTAGCCACCTTTCCATCAGTTTCAACCACTCGCAAAAAATCACCTTTTGTAGTATTCTTAAAGAAATCCTTTACAGGGCTACCCTCTTTAATAAAGTTTTCCTTTGCTTTTCTACTGCTGGCAAGTGGCTTGGTAAAAGAAATATCTTTATATGTAATATTTTTTTTATACCTTGATGTTTTTGTGCTTGGGTAAATTGATTTTAGGGTTTCAAAGATCTGACCTTCATAAAAGGAAGGTGTTGTTTGTTTTACTTCATCTAATAATTGCTGTAGCGTATATTTAGATCGTTTTGTCATTATTAACTTTCCATGTCTTCAAAAATACTAATCATTTAATAAAATTTCCTTTTCTTTAAAATCTCCATTAACATTTTCATAAAGTTTCATATATCTACTACCTGCTTGATATGTCAACCCTTTCATTTCACCAAGAATCATTTGTTTTCTTAGGCTTGGAGTAGAATTAATAGGAGTAGTATCCCTTACTGGTGTTCTTATTATATCAGATACTCTTTCCATTAATGGATTATAAGTATTCTCTTCTGCCTTTGGCTTTTTACTATCTTTAACAAACTTCATCAAGCGAAAGAAATCTTCATTATTTTCAACCAAAAAATCTTTTCCTAACACATTTACAAGTGCTTCATTTAATTTGTTTTCGCCAGATAAGTCTGTGTCAGCAGTTTCAGCTTCACCCTCACCTTCAGGAGCGCCTTCTTCGCCTTCAGGAGCGCCTTCTTCACCACCGCTTATTTCAGCAGGACCAAGGCCACCACCTTCAGCACCTAACTCACCACCTTCAGTGCCTTGCTGTTCCATTTGTTTTTGAAGTTGTATGTCTGATATCTCTTTTCCATTCATTTTTAGAATATTGCCTAATATCCATTGTTGACTAAATAGCTCTGTTTGTTGTATTGCAGAAATAAGACTCATTCTTTGATTCATTATATCAATGTCTGTTATTTCTTTAATATTAGAAGGAGGAGTCATTTCAATACTAAAGTTTGAAAGGTCTCCTTTTTTATAACCAGCAAAATAAAGCTCTATTGCTGCTATTTTATTTAACCCTTTTTTTGTTTGACTTTGCACTCGCTCAATAAAACGTCCAAACTTAAAATCCAACTGTGAAAGTGATCCTCTTGATCTATCAGCCTCTCCACCTAAATAAGCAAGAGGTATATTCATAAGTCTTAAAATCTTATCTTTAAAATAATCTAGATCATCAATACTCTTTAGGGCCTCTCCGCCTTGAAGTGTATCAATTTGTGTTCCTTGTCCACCTTCTCTACGTGGAACAAATATATCAGATGTAGTAGATAATACATTACTTTTTCTATTAATATTACCATTTTCATCAAGGAAGTTTTGAGTTCTATATTGAGATTTAATTTTTTGAATAAACTTCTTACTATCAGTATAATTCATTTGACCTACATCAATATAAAACACTCTTCTCTCTGGGGCACGAGATACACGATATACAAGCATAACATCTTCTAATAATGCAAGTCTCCTATAAGTTCTAATACCAGCTTTAAGTAAAGATGCTCCATAAGGTAATTCATCTTTATCATCTTTTACTTTAAAGTGAACTATTTGCCAAGGCTGCAGACGATATGTGTTTTCAGTTGATTCATTTTGTCCATACCCAGCAGTTCTAACGGGTGAGTTTGGACTATATTCCTTTTTCTCATCTCTGCTTTCTTCTGTTTTATATGTGTAATATAATAGCTTTCCGTTTTGCTCTATTCTCTCTACCTTCTCAGGTCTAAGGTAACGAAGATAAATAATTTTAGTTGGGTTTTCATAACTATCAGGTATAATCTCATAATAGTTGTTACCCATTTTAGATGTCTCATAAACAATACCCCAAAGTTCACTATTTATATCAAGACGATTATAAAATAAATCGATGAGTTTACCCTTTATTGATTCATTATTGGAATAAAATTTAGCTACATTACCTTCTGTGTTCTCAAGAGTTGAATCATCAGATACGACTTCTAATGCTCTGTTAATAAATTCCATTTGAGACATTTCGCGATAATAGCCATATCTCTCTAAAAGAGTTGAATTATTTTCATTCTGGTCAAATACTGAAAACCCAAAGTCTACAGTAGCACCATCTTCTAAAGCATCTTTAGGTTTTTGAATATCAGATTTAACTGTTGTTCCTAAATCTTCTATTTTATTTAGATCTGTCTGTATTTCGGCAGCTTTACTTTCATCATATTTTACGTATCGCCCATTAATTATCATATTATCTTTTTCCTTTACTCATGCGGTCAATTGTTTTTTGAATACCATCATACCTCTTACTTACATCCTTATTTATGATGTTCCCAACCCTTTTCTTATGAGAAAGGTTTACGCTTTTGACATTCTTTGATTTACCATGAGTTAATAGATTACCTACATCTCTTTCAAGAGGGTTATAAATATCTTCATCTTCATCACCATCCCCAGAGCGAAACTTTTTAAGTTTATTTTTTAATTTATAATATTTCTTATCTTTGTATTTCATTTAAATATTCCTTATATAATAAAAAATTTTTTAAGCCAAGTTATTTGCTTCTCAGTCAAATCAGCTTTTAAACTTCTTATTTTTAATGACATCATTTTATTACTAGTAGGGACAAAAAATCCTGTAGTAAATATTCTTTTTCTTGGAATACTTTTATATTCTATACCAAGTTTTTTACTGGCTTCTTTATGTAAAAATTCACCAGGAAAGGCATATACATCTTCATTTTCAATATCAACAATAACTCTTATTTCTTTAGAACCATCATTCTCTTTTAATATCTCTTTTAATTCTTTTGATGTAGGGTTTTTATATATAGAGAACATACCTGTTTTATTATCTGCTTTTATTCCATCTGAGAATTCTTCATTTACCTTAGATTCTTTAGATATAAAATTAACTATTTCTTTAGGGAAATTTTTATTTAAAAACTTTATTCCGCCTACTTTTTCATCTTGTTCATCATATACTATAATAGTATCTTTTCTGTCACCTTCATCAAATTTACGTGCTATGGTAACAGCATATTTATTTTTTCCATCTGTCAAAAAGAAAATATTAGTTCTTTCATTATAAGTCTCAAATGAAGACTTGTCAGTAATACACCATCTAGTTCCACTGCCTAACTCACATGATTCTTTTGCTGTATCAATTTTCTTTATTCCATATTTACCTGATTGTAAATCAACTTTTCCTTTTAATTTCTTAGTTGACTTTTGAGTTTCGTATTCATCTATTACATCTCTTAATTCATTTATATCTTTATATTCGTTTATATCTTTTTTTTCAAGATTAGATTGAATCTGGTTAAAACTCTTTAATACATCAGTGTTTAATCTATTTCCATTATTTACAGCAAATAGAGTTAACCAAATAGGAATTGTAGTTTTTATAAGCCACTCACTATATTTTCCTGCATTATTTTCAGTAGCAGTCGGATCTACTTTTTTTATTCCATTTAATATATCGTTTTTATCTTTTACCTCATCTACTTTTTCTCTTCTTGCTTTTTCCACCGCATTATTTATCTTAACCTTAAGTCTTTTATTTAATGATTCATAAAAATTATCCCAAGACTTACCTTCTAATAAGAGTTCTTCTTTTAATATTTTAAATGCTTTATCTATATTCATTTTATAACTCCAAGTATTTTTTCAACCATTGCTCTTCTAAGCTTCTTTTTTCGCCTTTTACATAATTTATTTCTTTAATCTCTAATATTTTTTTACTAGGAATAAACTCACACATTATGTTAGTAGCATTTTCAACATCACGAGTATATTTACTAGCAACAATAAAATGAAGAAGGTTAGCAGGAAAAAGATAAAAATTTTTATTATCAAAGTCTATTATTCCTCTTAATTCATCATCGCCCTTTCCTTGTGTCTTTCTTACTTCTTTCATTTCTTTTACAGTAGGGTTTTTATATATAGGATATATATTATCACTATATCCAGTTTTCGCATAATCAACAAACTCTTCTTGTAGTATATCTTTAACCTTCATGCTTTATCCTATTATCCATTCATAATTTTCTTTACTAAGGCCCATTTCATCTTCAAACTCATCTTCATCTGAAGAAGTAAAATCAAAACCATTCTTATTTAACTTAACATCATCTAAATCCTTCTTACTATCTGTCCCTACAAAATCACCATCTTCACTAATAAGAAAACTCTCTCCTGCACTATCTGCTTTATTTCTAAAATAAAGACAAAGACCAAAAGCAATTAAACTATCATCATGTGCCCCTTCTGCATGGTCGGCTCTTCCATTTCTCCATACAAAGGTAATCATTTCTTGATATAATCGTTTAGAATAAATTTTAAGTTGTTCAAACATTTCTTCCACTGTAAGCCAATCAATTAAATTATTTAACATTATTTGACGAGTCTTTACATTAGTTTCCCAACCAGTCATTCTCACAATACCATTCTTTGATTTCTTAGTTCTAAAAACATTACTATAAGAATCATTATCACTATAATACACTTCATTAAAAACAGCTTCACCTATACTATTTGATTCAATAACTACATAAGCTTCATTATAATAACGAGCTAATTTTTTAACTAACTTACCTAAAGTCTTTGTTGCTACTTGTCCTTTATATTCAGCTACTTGTTCATAATTATCTACATTCATTATTTCAATAGTAGAGAAGTCATTACCTGTTCCCGAACTTACATCAACTCCAATTAAATATCTTTGCTTAGGTATAGGATGTTTCCATACCCAAAAACCATTTATTCTTGATTTTCCAAGTTTGTTCGTATCAACAGGATCTTTTAAATTACTTTTAACATCTTCCAAAGTCTCATCAGTAAATACTTGATCTCCAGATATAACAAAGTTATGTCCAATCTCTTGTTTAAAAAGAACATCACCTAAATCATCGTGTTGTTTCTTTAACCATTCGTTCTGCTTCCAATTCTCAAATATTGGATTAAAATAATCCTGCATTTCTTTTCTTACTTCAGGATTACGATAATAATTTTTTTCTATATATTCATTTAGTTTTTCATTATAACCTTTATAAGGTTTGATTCCTTTAATATCAGGAACTTCAAACCAATCAACTTCAATAAGTTTTTCAGTTTCAGTTTCACCACCAGCAAGTCTTAATTGCTCTACCTGTTCATAATAATATGATCCACTTCCAGAGGTTCCATTAGGAGTAGAAATAAGAACTTGACTTCCACCAGTTCTTGTGAGTGTAGGTTGAGCGGCAGAAACAATTCCACGAGTAAGAGTATCACTACGATAGAAAGCTAACTCATCCATAATAAGTAATGATAAACTGTCACCACGACCAGCTTTATCAGAAGCGCTCTCAGATAACATATATGAAGAGTTTGCCCATTCTATTTCAAATGTATTCTTTTTTACAACCTCTGTCTTAAGAAATGAAGGAAGCCTATTCATAGTAGGAAACATTTTTTTTGTAAAAGCCTGTGCCTTCTTCTGCTTTATTGAAATAACATCAATGTTCTCACCTTCATGAAAATTTCCTTTCCAAAAAGCATATAAAGAATAAAGAGTTGAAATTCCTGCTTGTCTACTTTTAAGGAATACCATTTTCTTAAAATGTTTAGTGTTTTTTAAGACTTCTTTTTGAAAGTAATAAAGATTATAAGGTATTATCCCTACACCAGGAAATTCAATCCATCCATATTTTGAAATAAAATAAAAAGATGACAAACGACATAAGTGCCATTCAATAGAAGCATCAACAAGTTCTGTTCTACCATTGTTGTATTTTGTTTGAGAAAAACTACCTGAGTAAAAACCTAATACTTGTTTAGTTGTAAGAGGGATATGATACTTTTGTATTTTTTCTTTTATAGAGTTTATAAACTTTTTTTCTTGCTCATTCATGCTGCTACCTTATTTTGTCAAAAGCTTTTTTTGCAAGTTCGTATCTATCAATAGACAATCCAAGTGTAGGGGTAAGTTTCCCAAAGTTAGTAGAGATATGATGCATATTCTCTCTTTGTTCTTTATCTAGTTGTTTCCAAACCACTTGTTCATATAGTTTCTCAACAGCCTTTAAAAGGTTCTTCAAGGTAGGGAAATTCTTTTTTAATTGTTTTAGTTTAATATCTCTTTTAAACTCATTCTTTAATATTTTTAAGGATGTCTTATGTTCTTTTTCATTTAAATCTTGAAGCCATAAAGCTGCTGGTTTATCCATGGCTTTTTCTAAAGACAGTTCTTCTTGTGATACTTGATTAGCTTTCATGCTTTATCCTCATATGTCCGTTATTATAATCATATTGTATAGGGACTAATTTAAATTCTTTACACATTTGTATTTCAAAGTGTGAAAAATCTGGTCCTATTATAATACCCTTTAGTTTATCTTTACTTCTATGAACTTGCTTATGGGCTACATCAATATATCTTTGTAGTTGTTCTGCTGTTCCATAATCAACAGTATCACTTTTAAACTCAACTACAGTTATAGCCTCATTAGCTTGGTTCTCTAAAACTAAGTCTGCATATTTATTTCCATCTAAGGTGAAAAGGGGGAGTTCTATCGCATATACACGATAGTCTTTTTTGAGGAGGGTGTTAAACTTTTTGAAATCCTTTGTTATTAGGGATTCTCTTATGGTATCATGTAAACTCATAATACTATTTATGTTATACAGGAAATCCTTTCATTGATTTAAGGTTTCTTGATATATCTCGCATTTTTCTCATCACCATACGAGCATACTTTTTTCCTATTGAGCTATCCTCAGAACCAGTATTATATCTTGACAAAGCTTTTTGTTCATTACCATTGGCTGTATCTAAACACCATTTTAAATGTTCTATGCCAGCTTCAATGTGTTTCTCAACATTGCTTCTATATTGTTTATGCCATTTATCATTTAATTGAAAGTAACCATAATCAACTGAATCTCTGTTTCTATTAACAGCTCTTTCATTGAAAGAACTCTCTTGCGCTACTAAGGCTAACACGAGAGATGGGTCTATTTTTTCCCTCTTCGCCTTTTCAATCATTATTTTAAGATGCTGAACATCAGGATCGTATTCATTTAAAACAGATCTATATTTCACAGCTAAGAAATCTTCAGGCTCAGGTCTTCTTATACCTAACTCTTTCTTAACTACATTAAGAAGTTTATTCTCTTTTTCTACCTCATTATAATCATTGCTTCCTGTTATACTTTTTAATACATCTGATAATCTCATTAATTACTCCTTAGCCTTTATCACATTCTTCTTAGGTAATACATCACGAGCTGTTAAGAATCCACTACCCTTTAGGGTAGCGTAATTGACTGTTTCCTCTACTGAGGGATAATAATTATGTTCTAAAAAAAATACATTAAACCAGTTAGAGAACTTCATGAAAACAATAGTATCATTTTTCTCTACTATTCCTATATCAACAAGTTTTAGCCAAAGATCTTTTTGAGTTTGATTCCATTCTTTTATATGTATATTAACATATTCTTTTAAATTTTCTTCCATATATTTAACTTGACAAAAAAATATAACTTATATATAATAATATAAAGGAGTTAAAAAATGAAAGATATAATACAAAAAATAGTGAGAGAGAGAAATCATTATAGAGAAAATTTATATGAGGCTTTAGATTTACTATCTGAGATGAATAAAAGATATGATGTTAGTAAAACAGACGAAGAGTATATTAATGAAATGATAGAAAGAGATTTAGAGAATAAAATAGAAATAGAAATGGATATTGATAATGATATGTTAAATAAAATTAATGAGATTTCTTCTTTTATAGATATAAAAAAAGAAGAAGCAATAGAAAAGATATTGGAAATAGAGTTGGAGAATTAATCCTCCAACTCATTATTAATATTATTAATGTCAATACCCGCTTTTTTCTCATTTATAAAAATGCCAATATTGCCTGATTTTTCTTCTTGCTTTAAGAGTTTCATTAACTCTATAATATTCCTACCAGCATTTATTTTAAGCTCCAAAGCTCTAGTAATAGCTTCTTTACTTGCTTGAGACCTATCTGTTCCCATAGATATATTTGGATAAAACATTTTAAATATTTTATCTGCCATCTCTCTATCTTCATTAGTCATGTTAACCAGTGATTTAGCAAGTTCTTTTTTATCAGTTGCATCAAGATTTTTATCTTTTTGCTCAGCAACTTGATTAGATTCTTGACTTATTTGATTTAGAATATTATCTATACTCTCGTCTTCATCGCTCATGTTAATCCTTTAATATACCAAAAATATCTTCATTATAAGCATTTATACTTTTTATAAATTCTCTCACTTCGCTGTTTTTAATACCATAACTTCTAAACCATGAATACATATCACTTTTTCCAATAAACTTTTTTGTCTTTCTTAAATAATCTAACATTAGGGAAGCTATTCTTATATACTTTGTTCTTATATTTCCTACATAGTTTTCATCAATAAGCTTAAAAAGTATATCTTCAAGATTATCAAAAAAGAATTCTTTATTCTGCTGTAAAGAAGCTTCAAGATAATGATGTTCATTAATATCAGTTGATTGACGATGTTTCTTTTTTCTGGTTGTGTAGTTTAATAAACTTATTCTTGCTATCTTAGTAAAAAAATTGAAAGCAGAACCTTTCCCTGGAGTAAATTTCACATAGTTTTTATAACAATTCATCATTCCATGTTGAAGTAAATCATCATAGTCTTCAAAAATGTAGTAATGCCATTTATTGATAACAGCATTTACTATCTTCATTACTTCTGTTGTTATTTGGTTTTCAATAACTGAGTCTTTTTTTACTACTTTACCATCTCTCATTATAACAGATTTTTGATAGTCTTTCAAGAGCTTTATTACATATTTTTCATCAAAATAATAGTTAGCTTTTTTTTCTGTTTCTGAAATAATATTAGCCCTCTATAAGTCTTTTCCTAATACTTAATAATTGATTATTAAAAGTATTATAATCAAAACCAGAAGGAAGAATGTTATCATCTTTTTTCATAGAAAAAGAAACTACTTCACTACCAGAGGTTTTAGTTATTTTAACTCCAATACTATCTTTTTTAGAAAATCCATAATCAAGATCAACTATCATTTTATCATCTTCATCAAAAATCTCTCCAATAGCACCTTGCCCAACACCAGCAGCAGTCTTTATTGTTTCCACAACAAGTTCGTTAATAAGAGGATCTCCTTTCTCTACCATATTAGAAGCAAAATTTAAAAGATTCTCTAGATTAAGAACATTCATTGCCTTATCTTTGGACATAGGGATTTCCCCTTTTGCTTTTCTTTTATAAATTTTACCTTCAGCTTGTTCTTCACCTTCTGGCTCTTCCTCTGGAACCTCTTCGCCTTCAGCGGCTTTTTCTTTATTATCAAAGCGAGTTATAAAAATATCAATGTCATAAAAAAGTTTTAAGCTTCCTTCAGTATTTTCTTCACTTACTTCTTCATACTTTTCATATAACACTTCATCAATAAGGCTTTTCATTTTAGCCATTATTTACCTCCATATTGTATTCTTCTGCAACATCAGTTATATAATTAATAAACATATTAAATTGTTTTAAGTCTTTAAATATAAATCCTGTATGACCAGGATCTTCTTCCTCATATACTTCAATATGACCATCTTCTGCAAAAAATACTTCTAATTTTTTACCCTTAACTTTAACTTTATTAATCATTACTTACCTCTTTATAATTTATATATGAAGTAAGTGCGTGAACTACTCAGCGACTTAAAAAAGTTTTGGTAGGTTTGAGACAAGTCTAGTCTTGATTGTTAAAGAGCAACAGGATCAACTTCATCTATTGGATATGTATCGAGTGAAAGAAATTCAGAGGGAGGTGAAGCTATCAACCGCTATATCCCTAGTTCTTCCTTGGTGCTGGCTGGGCTGTTTGTACTATATAAATGATTAATCCAGATTTGCACTTGCTGTAAAAATCGAGTACAAAATCGGATACTGCTGTAAACCATGCCCAAACTAAAGCATCATCAGGATAATCTTTTCCTATTATTCGTTTATAATCTTCCGGTGTGTAATAGATTTGTATTATGCCGGTACCTTTACAGGTTTCACATGGTTCCTGAAATTGAGCTTTATCTGGATTATCTATGAACCCTATTCCCCCACACTCAGGACAAGCTTTTGTTGTTGGCAGTATATTTGCGGATTTATAACCTAATTCAAAACTTTGAGTATCACTCATTTTATATTTACCTTTTAGATCCTTACTGATATCTATTCCTGTATATGTCTTCTCAAACTCTTCTTGTACCTTTTTCATTAAACAACCTCCGTTTATTATTTTACTGTTTGCGTAATATTCTGAAACTATTTTCAAGTCTTATCAAGTTCCATATTACTTACACTGTCATTAAGATCATTTTCAAAAATACTTAATTGTTTATCGTTAATATCAACTCGTAATTGAGAACCCTCCCATCACTCTTCCTCCTTATTTAAGTTATCGTATTTGTCTTCAGCTATACCGCCCATGTTTCAGCGTCAGAGCGGTTTACGAAAAAATGTATGCCGTGTGAACACTCGTTCCACCTAT